CTGAAAAACCAGCTTGGACCTTTCACGAAATTGATTCAAGGTCTTCAAAACATACAGACAAGAGCAAGATTCAAGAACTGATTGATGAAAATGGTGAAGATTCTGATGTTGTCAGGGTTCAAGTGCTTGGAAAGTTTCCAAGACTTTCAGCTACAAATATTATTTCTGATGATATTGTAAGAAAATCAATGTCAGCAGCAAAGCCAAATATAAAAGCAAACTATGTTGTTTCAATTGGTCTTGATGTTGGTGGAGGTGGAGACCCTTCAGTTTGGTTCATAAGAATTGGCTTGTGGTGTGCTGAAATTGTGAAACTTAATACTGAAGACCAAGAAACAATTATTTCAAAGTCAGTCCAGCTTGTGGAAAAATACAAAGCAGATTTTCTTTGTTATGATAAAACTGGAATTGGACACTTTTTAGGTGGTCCACTTTCCCAAAGAGTCAAGCAAACTTGTCAAGTTATAGGTGTGCAAAAAGGTGAAGCAAGTCCTGAACAAGATTGTGTGAAAAAAAGAGACTGGATTTACAGAAGATTTTCTGACTGGTTCAAAGCTGGTGGTGTTATTGGTCAAAGACCAGAAATCAGAAGACAACTTCTAGTGACTGAATTTTTCTATGATATTAATGGAAAAATAAAACTAATTTTAAAAGAACTGATAAAAAAAGAACTTAATGGTCAATCACCAGATGAAGCTGATGCTGGTGCTTTGTCTTGTGGTTATGTTGGTGACTTGATTCACCAGCCTTTTAATCGTAAAATATCAGAATCAACACTTGCTTCTGATTTATTGGAGTCTTCAAAATGGTAGATGAAGAATATTTAACTGAAGCTGAAAAAGCAAAACAAGATGAACTTGCAAAGGTTTCTTCAATTAAAAAGATAATTGACAGAGATGAATCATTTTTCAATTCAATTTATAACAGATGCAAGAATGACCAGAAAATCTTAAATGGAATTGATGGTTCACAATTTACTGATGCAGATAAAACTTCAAGGGGTGATTCAAGGGCTGAATTTCAGTTTCCATTGCTTGACAAGTTTGTTGAACAAATTCTTGGAAATTATAATTCTTCACCTTATGGAATTGAATATTCTGCACTAAGACCTGAATTGAAGGACAAAGCAAGACTTCTGTCAATGATAGTCAAAGGGATTGAATCAAGGTCAAATGCCAAAGATGTTTACAGAACTGGTTTGAGAAATATTGCTGGTGTTGGTTATGGATATGTTCATTGCTTGACTAAATATGCAAATGAAGAAGATGAATCACTTGATGTTGATGTCAGGCTTGAAGCCATTGCTGACTATACTTCAGTTCTTCCTGATTCACTTTCAGTTGCAGTTGATGGTTCAGATATGAATCATATTAGCTGGGTTGATTATATAAGCATTAAAGAAGCTGGTGACACCTATGGAAAAGATGTCATTGATGAAGAAGGTTCAATGTTTGATTCACAGCTTCACCAGTATTCACAAGGAAATGTTGTTCCAGTTGTTGTTCATTATGAAAAAATTAAAAAAAGAAAAACAATTCATATTCTTCCAGATGGTTCAGTTTCAGAAGAAGCTGCTGAAGGTTCAAGGGAAAAGCAGCAAACAAAAACTTTTGTGCGAATGACAAAAATTGTTGGAAACAAAATTGTTCAAGAAACTGATATGGAAGGAATTAGAGACCTTCCAATTGTTCCTATTTATGGGCTTCCAGTTTTTTCTGATGGAAAAGTTCAAAGAGTTGGAATTACGCATAGAGCAAAAGATTCACAAAGGCTTGTAAACTATTCAGGAAGTTTGACTGCTGAAAGATTAGCACTTTCACCAAAGGCAAACTACATTGCACCAATGTCAGCAATTGGACCTTTTAAAGAGCTTTGGAAGCAGTCAGCAAAAGCCACAATTCCTTTTCTTCCATATATTGATTTTGATGTTGAAACGCAAAGACAAATTGCACCACCTACAAAACAAGACACTTCTGTAAATATTGGTGATGTTGTTGCCAGTATGCAGATTCAAATGGACACAATGGAAAAAGTTATAGGAATGCCACAAGAAGGTATTGCTGGAAATGGTAATGTGGGTGAAACTGCTGAAGCTGCTATTCTTAAAGCAAAAGCAAGTGAAACAATTCTTTCAACTTTTTATGAAAATCTTTCTTCTTCAATTAAACAAGTTGGAAGGGTTGTCGCTCAAATGGTATCAGCTTATTATGATACACCAAGAGCAGTTCCAATTGTAGCCGATGGAAGTGCAGCAATTGAACAAATTGATTTTCCTTCACTTGGATTAATTCCAAATGAATTTGAAGTTTCAGTTTCTTCAGGTCCACTTCTAGCAACTCAAAGAAAAGACAATGCTAGACAACTTTTAGGTGTTGCACAAATTGCTGGTCCAGCTGGTCTTGGTTTGCTTCCAAAGATTCTTCAAAATATTGATATTGATGATGAAGACAAATATCTTGAACAATGGGCTGCAAATGTTGCAAAACAGAGCTTAAATGACAATAGTCAAGAGTTCCAGCAGTTGCAGCAGCAAGTTCAAGGAATGACACAAGAAAATGAAGCTTTAAAAATGCAAGTGAATGAATTGAATCAAGAATTAATTGAAGCAAGAATGTCGCTTGAAAAAGAACAAATCAAATCACAAACTGATATTATAAAAGCACAAATGTCAAATCAGAATAAGCTTCAAGTAGAACAAATGAAAATTGAAGGTGATGTTGCACTTCAAACTCAAAAAGGAATGCAAGAAAGGGAACAAGCTATTCTTGAAAATCAAGCTGAATTGAAAAAAATGATAGCTGAAGAAGAACTGGAGTTGATTAATCTTCAGAATCAATATACATTTTAAGTATCGGTGAACAAATGTGTACTGCTGCACACAATCAGTAGAAGCTATGGAAAGGCTTAATAATGTCCGATTTGAATGAGACTGAACATTCAGTCAATGGAAGCGACTTCACAAGTCGTATGAAAGAAATTGCTGCTGAAAATGACATTCAGCTAAATGATGGAATTGATGCAACTGAAGCACCAGAGGGTGAAGGAAGTGTTGAAGAAGTCATTGAAGGGCAATTGGAACAAGAAAGCACCATTGAAGGAAGTGACGAACCTTCAAATGTGGAATCAGATTCAGAAGATGTTCCAGCTGATTCAACTGAAGAATTACCAAAGGGTTTTCGTAAACAACTGCAAAGGAAAGAAAGGCAGCTTTTTAGGGAAAGAAAAGAACACGAACAAGCTATGAATCAGCTTAGAAGTGAATTTGAAGAACTTAAAAAGTCAACTCAAAAACCAAAGCAGAAGCTTACAAAAGAAAACTTTAGGAATACTGAAGAATATGTGAAGTATTTAGCTAATGAAGAAGCACAAAGCATTATTCAAAAGCAAAATGAATCACAAAGACTTCAGGAACAAAATCTTCAGAAATATGAAGAAATGAAGACTTCTTGGGAAGATAAGATTCAAAAGAATTTTACTGACCAAAAACAACTTCAAGAATATGCAGAAGCAGTTCAAGAATTTGGGAATCCTTCACAACACTTCAGTCAAGATGTCATTCAGTATATGTTGCAACACGAAAATGGACCAAAGATTCTTTATCATTTTGCAGAGAATCCAAGTAATGTTCAAAGGTTCAACAATATGCACTTGTGGGATAAGTTGTCTTATATTCAAAATATTTCAAATGGTTTTAGTGCTGAAACACCAAAACAAGTTTCAAAAGCACCAGCACCAGTTGGAAATTTAAAGAACAAGTCAACTATGTCTAAATCTATTGACGATATGAACGATGATGAATTACTGGCTAGATATAGGGAAAAAGGTCAGTCAATGTTCAGTTAAAAAAAGGATAAAGTAAAATGGCTTACAATTTTACAACAACTTCAGTTGCAGTTCCATTTGTCGCTGCTTTTGAATCTTCATTACCACTTCTTATGAACTCAAATAAACAACTTGACAAAGAGTTCAAAGAAGGTACTGGTGACACAATGACAATGATTATTCCAGACCACCCAGAAGTAACAGAAGGTGCAGCAGTTGCTGGTTCTTTGGCTTATCAGTCTGGAAGTGTTACATTGACTTTAACGCAAAACAATGTTGCAATTAATGCTTCAGCAGTTGTTAGGGCTTTGGACATTCACAATTTTGATGACCAAGTTGCTACACCTTATGGTGCAAAACTTGCTTCAAAAATTCAAAAAGGTGCAGCAGTTGACATTCAACGCAAAGCAGACCACCAGCTTGTTTTTGCTTCTGCTGATTTATTCAATGAAGTAGCTGATGCAATTGCAGTTATTGATGATGCAAGAAGCTATGGTGATAAATTTGGTATTGTTTCACCACAAATGTCAGCAAAAATTGCTTCTTCTGGTTTTAAATTCTTTAATCCTTCAAATCAAATTTCTTCAATCTTTAAGAAACGAGAGTTGGGTGAATTTCAGAATGCTATGTGGTACACAACTCCAGATGTTCCAGCACTTACAACTGGTACATTAACACTTACTGGTGCAGCAGTTGTAGGAACAACAATTTCAGCTGAAGGTTCAACTTCATTGAAAATTGATGATGCTGGTATTGCTGGTGGTGAAACAATCAAAGCTGGTCAAGCATTCACAATTGATGGTTCTGAAATGGTTGATATTTATGGTGAATCCATTGGTCAACTGGTTTCATTTGTAGCACAAGCAGATGCAACTGCAACTGCTGGAACAATTACAATTGTTGTTAAACCAATTTATTTTGTTAAACCAATGCAGAATGTTTCAGGAACTGAAATTACTGCTGGTGCTGCTGTAAACCAAGTTCACGAAGCCAATTCAAGATACTTAGGTGGTGTTATTTATGACAAGCAGTCATTCTTGTTTGGTTCAGCTAAACTTGCTCCAATTTCTGGAACTGATGAAAAAACAATTACTGCTGGAAAAGCACTTGCAGTAAAATGTACCAAAGGACCAGATATTGCTAATGGCAGAGAAATCGTTCGCTGGGATACTTTGACTGGAACGCAACTTGTTCGTTCAAATTGGGCAGTTGCAATTTGGTTAAAAGTTGCATAAACATTCACTGGTGGTGTTGGAGGGTGAAAACCTTCCTTCACTCACCTTTGTTTGATTAAAAAGAGGAAATGAAAATGAAAATCATTTATAGAGAAAAAGACAATCAAGCATTGAGACTTTCAGAAGAAGGTGCAGCAAAATTGCTCAAAGGTAAAGGCTATAATAAAGCCCCAAAAGAAAGACCTTATAAGCCAGCAATCACACTCACTGAAGAAGCTGAAAAATCACTTCTTGAAAAGTAAAAACAAAACAAAGGCTTCTTGGATTCAGGAAGCCTTTCTTCAATAGGTTTTAAAATGTTAAATGTAAGAAAAGTCATAGTTGATGCTTTTAAAATGATAGGTGAAATTGGTGAAGCTGAATCACTTGATGGAACAAGAACTGCAATTGGTGAAAATCTTTTAAATGAAATTGTTTCACAATACAATTTGAAAAATTTATTTGCCTTCACTTATCAGACAATAAAGTTCACACCAAGTTTTATTTCTGATGAATATACAATTGGTATTCCTTCAGTTGATTTTCCTGATGTTGATATTAATGCAGATAGACCAGCGAACATTTTAAGAGCTTATGTAAAAAACACAAATAGCAAGTCAACTGACATTGAACTGAATCAAGTTTCTATTCAAGATTTGCCACTATTTGAGAGTGAAGGGATTTCACTACCAAGTTATTTTTCTTATGTTTCAAATTATCCAATTGGTAAAATTAAGCTGAACACAAGTCTTGCTGCAAACTATGACATTATACTTTGCTACTCAACACCAATTCCACAACTTAAAGTGAATGATAAAGCTTTGATACCACCAGAATATGAACCAGCTTTGAAATATACTTTGGCACACCTTGTTGCAAAGCGATATGGGAAGCCAATTGAAGTTATTGCTGATATGAAGGAATTAATGTTGAACGCAGTTGCAGCAATTGAGCAGAACACAATGAATAAAACACCAGATGCACTTCACTTGCAAAATTCTTTAATGGGAAAAAATCAAAATATTTTGAATATGGGAATTTGATATGAAAACACAAATAGTACCTTTTATTGGTGGTTCTTATGAATATAGGTCCAGAGGTGTTAGTGTTCAGAAAACTTTGAATCTTTATCCTGAAAAAATTGAAAGTGCAGAAGGAAAAACACAATATTCACTTGTGCATACTGAAGGAACTGAACTACTTGCAGAAATTGGACCTGATTCAACTGCTGCTTGTAGGGGGTTTTGGTTTTCTTCAACTGGTCCTGATAACCAACAAAAATTATATGGTGCTTTTGGGAATACGATTTACAGAATAAATGCAGATTATTCTTTTGTAAAAATTGGTGAAATTGCAACTGGAACTGGACCAATAGGAATTGCAGACAATGGTTTTTCATTGGTTGTTG